GAACTCAGCAAACGCATGAGTTCGGTACTTTCTCTTTCGAACCCTCGCAATAAGGGTCACAAATTCGTGTATGCCTCTGGCATGAATTCGAAAGAGATCGCCGAGACCGTGACACAATTCCACGGCCATTACGTAGAGGCGGACTTCAAGTCCAACGACGCGCTTCAATCTCCCGACATGCGGAAATATGAAGCTATGTTCTACAAGAAGCTCGGCGCGCCCATGTGGTATTGCGCTGAGGTTGCGAAGTGTACGGAATGGACCGTCTTCACCCCGCATGGGATGACCGTGGAAATCTACGGCCAGAGACTGTCCGGCGAATGCCCCACCGCGACGGGGAACACATTCGTCAACATCTGCATAAAGCTTGCAGGGTTGTCCCACACTTCGTCGCCCGAATCGTTCTCCATCATCCTTGGAGACGACGAGCTAACCATCATCCAATCCCCCGTGCTTAGCACGGTACCGGCTGTAGAGATTTTGCAGCCTGTAGTGGAAGCTTACCAGGAGTCTGCAAGGCAGGCCGGTATGCAAGTTGAGATCGCTCTCCCCAAGCCGCACATGGCGACTTTCTTGAGAAAGCGGTTTTACGCTCCACACGGGAACCACGAGATGGCGGTTCCAGTCCCCATGATGGGTCGACTTACCGAGCGCTTACCGATGAGGGCTAATTTAAACGCCACCGTCAGTGATCGCGACTACATGGCCGGCAAATTTTTGTCAGCCGCGTACGAAGTAAGGTACTTCGACCGTCTCCGCGACCTCTTGCTGGACACTAGCACTTGGCTGTCCGACAGCCCATATTTTAACCCGCGGAACCCATCTGCGGGCATGTTCGAGAATCGTGCTGCGATTCTCAACGAGGTAGCCAAGGCACAGTCCTCGACTCTCGATCCATCGTTGGCCAACGATGCGATAGAGAGCATATATGGCGTCACATATGACGACCTTGTGTACCACTTTATCGAAGTGATCCAAGGTGTCTTGACCGTCAACCTGACGCCAGAGGAGCTGGTCGCCGCAGCAGTCCCCCCTATCTTTTATAGAGATAGCGCTGTGCGCGACCAATTAATGGCTGTGGACACTCCTGACCAGGCTCAAGTCTTGCCAACTTAAGCCGCAAAGGTCGTTCATTGGTAGATTCCGTAATC